AAACCAAGAAGTATTTATTGATTCTGCCACTCCAACGGGTGTGTTCGGTTATATTCCTCGATATGCTGAATACAAATTCGCAAATAGCCGAGTAGCTGGAGATTTCAGAACTACTCTTAACTATTGGCATTTAGGTAGGATATTTAGCACTGCACCAGCACTTAATCAAACATTTATTGAATGTGACCCAACAGTACTTAAGCGAATATTCGCAGTTCAAACGGGAGATTCAGTTTATGTTCAGTTATACAATAAAATTAGAGCAATTAGGCCAATGCCTAAATTCGGAACTCCAATGATGTAAAATGTCTAGTAGGTGTATGACACCACTTCACGTAAAATCGTCTAAAATATCAAATGAAAAGATACCAGTTCCTTGCGGAAAATGTCCTAACTGCATAAAACGTCGTACGTCGGGCTGGTCTTTTCGTTTGGTAAAACAAGCAGAAATCTCTAAAAATCCTTTATTTGTCACATTAACTTATGATACTGAATATGTACCAATCACAAAGAAAGGATATAAAAGCCTTTCAAAAACAGATATTCAAAAGTTTATCAAACGAGTTCGAAAAAATTCGAAACAAAAGAATATCAAATATTACTGCGCTGGTGAATATGGCAGTTCAGAGAGAATGCGACCACATTACCATTTAATAATATACAATACAGATGAACATCAAATTATCAGAAGCTGGACGATTAATGATAATCCTATCGGCCACGTTCATATTGGTAGGGTATCAGACGCATCTATTGGCTATACACTTAAATACATGTCAAAACAAGGAAAAGTCCCATTACACGCGAACGACGACAGATTACCAGAGTTCCAATTAATGAGCAAAGGACTTGGAAAAAATTACCTAACCGATAACATGGTTAAGTGGCACAAAGAAGATTTGTTAAATCGTATGTATATACCATTGAAAGGAGGAAAAAAAGCAGCAATGCCGAGATATTACAAAGACAAAATTTACGCAGAAAGTGAAAAAAATCGCATTGGGCGTCATATTGCCCAAATTACTGAAGATGAAACAGATGTTCAGATGGCTGAATTGGGAGAAAATTATTTCCACATTCTTGCCGAGCGAACCATTGCACAATTCAGGAAAATGTATAAAAAATCAAAAGAAAACGAAAAATTATGAAAGTAAACACGATTTACAATTACGACCACAAAGAACAAAAGTACGAGGAAAACAACCAGCCAAGTCAGACCGTTCCTGACCAAACGATGTCAATTAGAGAGATAATTGATAGATACGCCAATGGCGGAGTTATAGAACAATTTCAGCCATACTATGGCGAAGAAGAAGACTTTACTGAAATGTTACCAAATACTTACAAAATGGATTTGGCAGAACGTCAAAGCCTTATAGAACAATATAGTGAAGAAATAGACTTCATGAAAAACCATAGTCTAGTACGCGAAAATGAAAGCGTACAAACAACGCCTGAAGGAGAACAGGTTTAACCTGTTTTCCTGATGGCGTAAACAAGCCCGTTTCGGGCGCGTAGCTTCGCGAAGATAAACCCTAATATTACTTGATATATTAGGGTTTATTGACACCAATTTAAAAGAGTCCATAAAACCGAATAACGACAACGACCGAAGGAAGGCGGAGGCAGTAGGGTAGGGGACCAAAAAAAAATTGGTGAAAAATAAAAAACAACTAAATTAGCAGTATTAAGTTCTTTAAATACTGCTCAAAAATCAGTTATCATACTATAAATTATATGTGATTATCAAAATAATTATGTTAAACAAAAAATAGAAATATGCCTGTACCATTAGCACCATTACTCATGGCAGCTGCACCAGCGGTCATAAATGGAATATCACAAGTAGTTACCAATGCTCAACAAAAGCGCTTTGCAGAGAAACAATATGCACAACAGAGAGCAGACAATTTAGCAGACTGGCAAAGACAAAATGAATATAACTCTCCTATTGCACAGATGACTCGACTTTCAGAGGCAGGATTAAATCCAAATCTTATTTACAAAGGCGGAGCAACAAACCAAGCTGGAGAAGTATAAAGAGCGCAATTTGGTTCATACAATCCACAAGCACCAAAATTTGAATTAGACATAGTAGATGCACTATCAAAATATCAGAATTACGAAAATCAAAAAGTACAGACTGACAATTTAAAACAAGACTTACAGATTAAGAAAGCACAAGAAAGATATATTGAATCAAATACTTTAAGAAACTTAAAAGACACTGAATTAAAAGGATTCAATCTTTTAAAAGGAAATACATTATTACAATATCAGGCGGATGCAGCTAAACAAGGTATTCAATATACAAAAGCTAAAACAGATTTAGCAACAGATTCTAACAAAAGAGCTTGGATTATGTCAGCTCCAACTTTGGAACAGACATTAGCAAGAACAATGCAAATAAAAGCACAAACAACTAAAGTGCCATTTGAAAAACAATTATTGCTTGAAAATATACAAAAGCTAAAAACAGATAATCTATTTAGGTTTAAAAACAATGAGCAAAAATATCAGACAAACCAAATACTACAACAATCTGCACTATTAAACAATGGACTAAAAAGAGGTCAACAAAATTTAATGATAGTAGAAAGAGACATAAAAAATATAGAAAAAAGATTAATGGATATCGGAGTATCTAAAACACAAACAACAGAAATAATTAAATCAGTATTAGGAATATTAGACATTTTTTAATAACCATAAAAACTAAACAAAATGAAAAAAAGGTATCGCAAACGTCGTTCAAAAGTCAGTAGAACTTATTATGTATCTCGTGGAGGTATTAGATTGTAAACAATTAAAAAAAAATCATGATCTCATTAGACTTCGACACAAACGAAATGAACAACAGACTTGATGTACACAAGCTGGATGAAGGCACAGTATTAGTAGCTCACAATGGATTTAGCTACACAAGAATACTTGTCAACAAGGAAAATCTTGAAACTCTTATTACTAAACTTCAAAAACAATTAACAAATGAAAGCGAATCTGCTGAACTCGATTCAACTAACTAAACCAAAAAAATCCGCATTTGATTTATCACATGATTTCAAGTTTAGCGGAGATATGGGAAATCTTATTCCCGTTTTATGCCAGGAGACTGTTCCTGGAGACACTTTTCAAATAGGTGCAGAAGCTTTAGTTCGCTTTGCTCCTCTTCTCGCTCCTATTATGCACAGAGTTGATGTATCAATACACTATTTTTTTGTACCAAACAGACTACTTTGGTCAAATTGGGAAAAATTCATAGTAGACAACTCAACAACTGCACCAGCTGCACCATTTATTATTTATAATAATTCATATACAACTTATAACAAGTTCATGGATTATTTCGGAGTCCCTCCAATGACTGCAGCAGGAAATATCAATATTAACGCATTACCTTTTGCAGCTTATCAATGCGTATACAATGAGTATTACAGAGACCAAAATTTAATACCCGAAATAGATTATAAATTATCAGACGGAAACAATAGCTCTATAGCTGGTAAACTTCCTGCACTTCTTACTATGCGTCGCAGAGCATGGCAGCATGACTATTTCACTGCGTGTTTACCATTTGCACAAAAAGGCACTGCAGTAGATATTCCACTGGGTGACGTTGTACTAAAATCCAATTGGAACACAATTGGAAATGCTACAAAACCTCAATTCAGACTTCCAAACGTAACAACAACTGTTACGGGTGCTTTATCACAAGATGCAGTAGGAACACAAGGTATTAAGACACCAGCGAATGCTTCAATTCCTCTAGCTTATGATCCACAAGGAACACTCAGCACATCATCAACAACAATTAACGACCTTCGGAGAGCATATAGGCTTCAAGAATGGCTTGAAAAAAACGCTCGTGGCGGTACACGTTACACAGAGAACATCCTCGCCCATTTTGGTGTTAAATCATCAGACGCAAGGTTGAACAGACCAGAATACATAACCGGAGTAAAAACTCCCGTAGTTATCTCTGAAGTTTTGAACACAACCGGTGCAACCGGAGCAAATGCTCAAGGTACAATGGCTGGACATGGAGTATCTGTAGCATCAGGAAAATACGGCAAATACTTCTGTGAAGAGCATGGATTTATTATCGGTATATTGTCTATCATGCCTGAAACCGCATATCAACAAGGACTACCAAAACAATTTTTGAAACTTGATGAAATGTCTTACTTCTGGCCATCTTTTGCAAATC